ATGACGATACTGGCTAAATAGATATGGTGGCGGAGGAAATGCGAAGCTCGTTAATATCCAGGCCCTTAGAGCCTGTCCAAAAGCGGAACCATTGGCACCGTTCGATACTGTTACGGTTGGCGTTGATGGCAGTATGTATAACGATAATTCGGGTATTGTTGTTTGTAGACTCAGTGACTTGAGTCTCCATTATCTTTGGCATTATGCCCCTGACGGTACCGAAGGGGACGCTATGGCAATGGCTATGGCTATGGATAATGCTGTAAAAGATATCATGGATACTCTTGTAGTGACTCGGCTTTATGCTGATCCCCCTTATATCACTGAGTATATTTCCTCCTGGTCTAATCGAGCTAGCCAGTCAAAACAACGTGGCCTTAAGCCTCAAGTGGTGCAATGGTGGACCAACAGAGATAACCAAATGGCTAATGCCACCAGAGAAATGGTGGCAATGATTAACCAAGAGAAGCAAGCGCACGACCATTCTCCCGAACTGATCGAGCACATAGCGAACGCTTACAAGAAAGAAGTCAAATCGTCTATAGAAGTGGACGGGAAGCTTCTACCTGGTTTCGTGCCACGTAAAAACACTCCGCATTCTGTCAAGAAAATCGATCTTGCCGTATGTGCAATTCTCGCTAGACAAGCTGCTATAGACTCACTCGCTGCTGGCGAGGATAAGAAAGCTAAGAAACCCTCTTCAGGAATGGTGAGTTTCTAATGTCTGATTTGCCTTATGAGTTGATAATGGTAAATTTAGAGGACCGCCCTAATTCGGCTGACCTTGTCTGTCCCAATAACCCTGATTGGCTAACTCTTTCTCAGAAAGAAAAAGAATTGTGGCTAGCTGGTTTCCGGTGGGGCGTTGATGCGAACGCCGAAGATGGAACGGTGAGTTTCTAGTATGCCCCTTCCAGTGAATAGCCAAGAATGGATTAAGGTTCTTTCGGCCAAGCTGGAAGAGCAGGCACGCCGAGTTACGAACTACGAGATTTATTACGAGGGTAAGCAGACTGCCAATCTGTCCCTTATGTCAACGGTCCGTTATCAGGAATTCTTTTACAATATGTTTAAGAGCGTTTCCGATAACTGGATGCCTATTGTCGTTGACGCCGTAGACGAGAGACTGCTCGTTCAAGGCTTCCGAATGACAAAAGATACTAAGGGGGATGATGAAGCATGGAAGTTCTGGCAGTATAATAATTTTGATATTCATTCCAAGGCGTTGTTTACTTCTATTCTTAGTTGCGGTATTGCCTATGTTATGGTTTGGCATTCCGGTGATTCTGATTACCCTGTTCTGCTTACTGCTGAACATGCTAATGAAGTTTATGTCGCTGTTGATTATCAGACCGGAATCCGAGTAGCAGCTATAAAGAAATGGAAAGATGAGTGGTCAGGTGAGGAAAGAGTTAATCTCTACTTCCCTGATCGTATTGAGAAGTGGATAAAGATCAAGGGGCAGACCGATTACTCACCTTTGTTCGGTGAGGAAGTAATACCGAATCCTCTTGGTAAAGTCCCGATCGTGCCTTTTCGCAATCGGATCAATCTCAAACGGGATTCCTGGTGTTCGGAAATTCACGATGTTATGTCGACTCAAGATCAGATTAATAAACTGGTAATGGATCTCCTGATTAGCTCTGAATTTGGAGCTTTCCGCCAGCGCTGGGCTACTGGTCTAGATGTACCTGTTGACAAAGAAACAGGTAAGCCAGTGCAGATGTTCCAAGCTGCAATAGATCGGATGTGGGCTACTGGTGATCCTGGTGTTACCTTCGGTGAATTCTCTGCTACTGATCTTGGGAACTTTGTTAGAGCTATCGAGAACCGTGTTCAGAGCTTGGCTAGTCGTTCCAGGACTCCTGCTCATTATTTGTTGGGCCAGTCTGGAACTTTCCCTAGCGGTGAAACGCTCAAGGCAACGGAAACGGGACTTATTGCAAAAGTCAAAAGGCATCAGCTCGAATACGACGATCCACTAGAGGAAACCGTAAGACTTGGTTTCGCTGTAATGGGTGATAGTCGTTCTAAGATTCGAGATTCTGAAGTTATTTGGGGTGACCCTGAATCCCGTACTGAGTCAGAGCACATTGACGCCACGGTTAAGAAGCTTGCCCTAGATATCCCGCTAGAACAACTTTGGCTAGATGCTGGATATACGGTTACACAAATTCAACGATTCTGGCAGATGATGAAGGAAGAGAAAGCTATTCGGGCTGCTATGGGGCTCCTGCCCCCCGAAGGGGCCAACCAAGGGCAGGCCAGCAACAATGGGGCACCAAACGGCTCTGAGGCTCCGTCAGCCGGCTCCGATGGCTCAGACGGTAGAGACGTACCGGCCGCCGCCAGCAGAGGCACAGGCGCCCGCTCAGAGGGTGGCACTCCGTAGGGTTCGCTAGTGTATGATTGACAAAAGGACAGAAGACTCGCTATGGCCGAAAACGAAACTGACACAAATGGTCAAACGGAAGAATCAGGTAAGCAGGAAAGTGGCGGCGAAACTCCGCCCGCCTGGACTCCGCCGAAAGATCAAGCGCAATTAGATCGTATTATTCGGGATCGCATTAATCGAGAGCGTGAAAAGTACGCTGATTATAACGATCTCAAAACTAAGGCTAGTGAATTTGACAAGATCAAAGAAGCTAACCAAAGCGAGCTAGAAAAGGCACAGACTAGAGCACAAGAATTGGAAGAGAAGGCAACAAAGGCTGAGCAAAGAGCTATGCAAATGGCTATCCGTTCAGCGGTTATCAATGAAGCTAGTAAGCAAAAGGCTATCAGTCCTGAAGCCGTTTATAAGCTAATTGATACAGGGACTTTAACTGTGAAGGAAGACGGCACGGTTGAAGGTGTAAACGAAGCAGTTACAGCGTTGCTGGGTGATAATACGTTCTTAGTCGGGACGGGTTTTACTGGAAGTAGCGACGGTGGTCAGCGTGGAAATGGTATAACCATCCACAAACGTTCCAAGATAGCTGAACCAAAATACTTTCAGGATCATAGGGCCGATATTCTGGCTGCACAGGCTGAACCTGGTAGACCTAGAATTTCCGACGAATAAGAAAGTATTATTATGGCTAATGTTACCGTCACATCGGCGGCAAACTTTATTCCCGAGATTTGGGCCAACTTGGCTCTTGAGGCCTTGCGTAATCGGCTTGTCCTTGCCAACTTGGTTACTCGGGATACCGCTCTTGGTGAATTTACCCAAGGCGATATTTTGCATATTCCTGTTCCTGGTACGTTCACGGCGAACAATAAGGTTGCCAATACGAACGTCACCTTGCAGGTGCCCACGGATAGCGTGATTGACGTTACGCTTAATAAGCATAAGGAAGTTTCGTTCCTTATTGAAGATCCGGTAAGGGCACAGCAGAATCAGGACGTTATGGGGCGCTATGTGCGCAATGCCATCGTTCCTCTTGCTGAAGCTATCGAGTCTGATTTGTTTGCTCTTTATGCTGGGCTTAGCCAGTCTGTTGGTACTTCTGGTACTGACATTACTCCTGCTGTTTTCCGGTCTGCAATTCTCAAGATGAATCAGGCCAACGTCGACACTTCTCAGCTCTATGCGATTCTGTCAGCTAAAGATAGCATGGCATTGCTGGCCGATACGAACCTTGCAACGTACTTTGCTAATTCAAATACAAAGGCCATTACGGAAGCTGAAGTTGGCCGACTGTACGGAAGTACGATTTATAGTTCCAACTTGGTTCCTGTCGTTGCCGGTTCTCCAAACTCGACTAAGAACCTCATGGTTACGCCGGACTTTGCAGTGCTGGCAATGCGAGGCCTGCCTACGGATGGTGGTGGTGCTCCGGTCGATCAGCGTAACTACCCCGATCCCGAATCCAATCTTACTTTCCGTATGACTACTTCATACAACGCCAATGCTCTTGGTGTGCAGGTTACCTTTGACGTGCTTTATGGCGTGGCCGAGCTTAGGGACCTGGCCGGCGTTGTGATGTTGGCCTAATAAAATGGCACAGGCTGTAGGTTCAACAAATGCAGAAATGCTCAGACTTGCCCGAAAGAATCCCAACGAGGCAACGACTGTAGACGTTTCTGATTTCCCTGTAGTAAGTACAGGTGACGCCACCTATGTGAAGAATTCCAATGGTGGTATCCATACCGTGCCTTCTAGTTGGGTCACGATTGCCGAGGATGGCATCGTGAGGGTTAGAGGGTACGGTAATTACACTTTGGCAACGGCTACGGAAATAGCCAGTTACCATACTGCACAGGGGCTGCACGGAGCGATTAACTCCCCTGTCCGTGTTACTGCTGGAAATCTGACCAAGAGCTAGACATGCCGATTAAGGACCCACATAGCATGGCCGTTAGCACTGGCACTAGTAATGCCGACACCCTTCGGAAGAGCCGTAGAGATCAGTCGGATAATCCCGCCCCCGAAGATAAGGCGGATTTCATCGTAAAGGCCATTGAGGCCGGCGACCCTATTTGGATCACCAATAAGAACGGTGGGACACATACGGTCCCTGCCGAATGGGTTACCGAAGATGAGGTCGGAGTAGTCCGTGTGAGGGGAAATGGTGGATACCGTTTCGCTACACAGGATGAAATTGACGATTCAATGGATGAGCAGGGCCTAGAGTCCGATGGTTCCGCCAAGGAAACTGAAGGGCATTCAACGCTTGAGGGTAAGGACTTGACTCTTAAGGTTGCCGATCCTGACGAAGATCCTAAAGCTCCGAGCGAAGCAAACGCTAAGCAAAAGGCTGAGAGCTAAGATCGCCGGGGCCGGGTGCTGCACTGTCCTTCGGTATCTTGGCCCCGGCATTAGCTTGGAGTTTGGTTATGGATAAATCAGAAGCCAAAATATTGGTAATCGCTTTTGCTGCTACAGGCAATGAACCTGTATTGAGCGATGGTGAACTCGATATTATTCTTAGCCAGTCTCGCCGCCCCACCAGTGACGGAACACTAGTCAATGAGTCTGGTTACGTAGATAATTACGATGCTAATTACGCCATAAAGATGGCTTGGGAAATGAAGGCTGGTAAAGCTGCTGGCCTTTATACCTTCCTTGCTGGTGGTAATCAGATGATTAGAAGCGACATGATTCGTCATTGTCAGCAGATGGCAGATAGATGGGGCCGAGGAATCTTCTCTTGTGTCCCCATCGGTAGCTTGGCTTGGCAGAATTATCAGAGCTATCTGACTACGGTGTCGATTTGAGACCATTATCTGCTCTAGAACTTCAGACTATGCAAGATACTGTTAAGGGTATTTTTACTGCTGAATTTCAGGTATGGCGTAGGACTCATATTACCGATCCTGGTGGTGGCCAGTCTGATACTTACGCTTTGCATTCTACGGTTTGGGGAATGTATTACCCTGGTGCCGGTAGTAATGCCCTGACTGAACGACCACTAGAAATGTCGAATCAGATTTTTACCGCTGAAGATTATACGTTGCACTTTCCGGTAAGAACTGATATCGAACACGAAGACAGACTAGTTGTCGAGGGTATGACTCTAGAAGTCAAAACGATTGGTCAAACTACTGTCGGACTAGAAATTCAAATGCAAGTAGGCGCAAACGAGGTCACATGATTTCCCCTAGCTTGCATGTCGTTTTTAATCATATCCCCCAAACTAAAGCCAAGCTCATGGCAGGCGGTCGCTTGACTGCCCGGCAGATGTCCGAGGAAATCGCCTCAGACGCACGCCAAGCGGCCCCCTACCAAGGCCTAGCCAAGGTGGAGACAGAGCAACAGGGGGACACGTGGACGGTACAGGCAGGCCCCTGGTGGATCGGCTTTATCGAGCTTGGTAGCGCTACGCATGGAAGCCGTCCGTTCCTTGAGCCGGCCGCCGATCGGATCTTCCGAACGATGGCACCACGAATGAAAATAATCGGAAACAATCTCTGATGTCTGAAACGCTCCTTATTGATGAATGGATAAGGAACATTCTTGTTGGTATTCCTGCTGTAAATACTGCAACAGGTGGAAGAATGTATCCCGACCAGGCACCACAAGGAACGTCATTCCCTGTAGTGATTTACAGCCTACAAAGTACCCACGATGTAATGGGGCAGGGAACATT